AGATGTGTCATAACCGTCATATTCGTGTCGTGCAAGTGAACCAAGAATAGGCTCAAGTTCATCTGGAACTGCTCGTCTTAGTTTATCAATATTAGATGGTTCAATATAAGTATCAAATCTTGTCGGAAAGTTAGCCCGTTCGGGTAAACCACATTGTCCACTTTGCAAAACAATAACATCTTTAGGAAGCGGAATTCTTATAATTTGTTTTGTAACGGGGTCACATTCATCACGTCCATGAGCCATCCATGCATACACGCGGACTTGTGGGTCTTGTGGCAACGCAGATGGTTTATTCCCCATTATCAATACACTTGTAAATTATCTAATCAAGTATAAAATGAATAATAAAACACAAAGAAAATTGAAGGGTGGACGTTTAATGTCAAAGAAATACTGCAAAAAGACACCGTGTAAAAAGATGGGTTTTACGCAAAAAGCAAGTTGTAGACCTTATAAGAACTGTTATAAGAAGTAAACCTACATAGGATTTCCATACTCTCTCCACGCCTTTAGCCGCCTATAGTAGTCTGCATTTTGTTCTTCGTTGTATTTTTTTACCGAGATACACTTTTCGCATACATTGCAGGGTCCGTATCCATCTTCCCATTCAATCTGGTGGCTTGATTCAAGTTTTTTAGGAGCAGAACGGAATGTACTGTAGTCTCTGTGAGTGGGAAAATTTGCTTCATTATACTTCACGATATGGTGATCGTCTGGAAGATGCTTAGGATATATGTCTGGAAAGAGGCTATAATAATAAGATGCGCTATTTCCAGGAGGCGACTGCCACTTCTTTACGAGTTTCTTAGTGTAGGTCGGATTCAGATGCTTCTTTCCGTACCAATCCATTGTCTACTTTGTAAGCTTTCCTTTTCTCTGTTTCCGTTTTACACATTATTAGTAAAAACGGAAACTTAAAAGTTCTTTTTTTAATGAATAAATAAGATGCATGCTGTTATCAGAATCGTAATCGAATCTGCTATGGCGGATCAAAATAAGTGTCCGACTAGAGATGCTGCTCTAGATGAAATGTACGTAAAGATGATTGTTCGTCCACTTCAATTGGCTTGGTTGTATAAGACTAAGAAGTGTAACTGTTGTTATGTACATGATTAGTTAAAATTTAGATTTCTGATATGCAACGTAAGTTAAATAGATTCCATAGAAGTTCTTTGAAAGAGTATCGATCAAATTGTACGATAAATTTTTCCATCCGGGAGAAAGCGTAGCAGCTAGACCATATGAACCCCAAATGCCCGACATAGCAATAAACAGTGGTAAGTTAGCAGAAAGATTGTTAGATACAAAAGAATTATAAATAATAAAGAAGGATCCAATTAATCCAACAAAACCCATACTATTTGATGTAAATAAATCAAGACTGCCAATCTCATACAGATAACCAAAAAATAACATCATAGCATTAAATGCAAAAATAATTAATATATCTTTCTGATGTTCGTCCCAAAATGATTGGAGTGTTTTCTTTTCATCGGGCTTGTTATTGTAATCAAAGTATAGTATTGTTGTTAACAGCATAATCGGTGTTGTTATCATCCAATCATGGTAACGGTAAAATGTAGCTTCAACGACTTCTTTGAAGTGATATGTGTACCATAGGTAAAATGTTAACTGAATTGATGATACAATTGTCTCTAATCCAACTGCCGTTATAAGAATTTGATCAGCTGGATCCACCTTTAACGTTAATCCAAAAAATCCAATTGCAATGGATACTACTTGGACAAACAGTGAAAAATATAAGCTATTTACTAGCAAATTTCTCATTGTATTTCATGTGGGAATTTTAGAAAACGGAAAGAGGTTTGATTTATTTTTTAATCAGCAAACAAGATGGAGTCCTACTACGCAATCTTTCACAGTATCTACGATACGGACATTGCTCTAAATAGTGATATTAATGGCCGTCGCCAATATGGACCATACGATACGTATGAGCAAGTTTTGAACGATATGCTGGAATGGATTCAATACCAAGGACTAACAATTAACTACGCATGGTGCATCTATGGTGTAACCAAAGATGGTAAGCTAGTGAAGATGATACCTGATCAAAACGGAAAGTAATTTAATCTATTTTTTTAATTGCAAAAATGTCATACGAAATCGCTATCTTCGAGCACTCAGATCTCTACGACGGCGATCAGGATGTGTCTCCAGACAAGGTCATCTGCGAGTTCATTGAGTATTACAGGCGCTACTTCAACCCACGCTATTACGAGGAAAAGAACGTGCGTTTCCAACGCGGGAGGATGTGGCTCTCCTATGCAGACAACTCGGGTGGCGACAAGCCCATGACAATTATGCTGATGGGGTCCGTTACAGAAGAGCTTGTCGCGAATCTCAAGTGGGCCGTAGCAAAGCTATACATTGTAAACTGTGAAGATTGTGGAGTTGTAATCCCGAAAGATCCACGCCACAATTGGCTTATTTGTAGAGATTGCAGGGAAAAGTAGAAAACGGATGCCAAACAAATAAAAAGAGGCGATTAGATTGAACCCTGCTCCGGGTTCGGAGATTTCCACCCGCAAGGGTGTGAGTAGGAGCACCGACACTAAGTTCATTAAAACGGAAACTAATTTGATCTATTTTTTAATCAGCAAATAAGATGGACCAACTCGCAGAGACCAACCGACTGCTCGCATTGATTCTCGCGGAACTGAAGATCAGCAACGAGACATCCCGGAAACAATTCGCAGCTGCTGCAGATTCAGTTGCCATTGGCGAGCATATCATGAATATGATACGAAAGTGGGCATTGGAACTTCCCGGATCGATAGGTCATGGATGGGCAGTACATTTGTGAAAACGGAAACTTAAATGTTCTATTTTTTAATCAGCAAACAAGATGGCTTCTATTGATGCTGAACTTGCAACACTGCATGCACGTATTGCACAGCTTGAGGAGGCCAAGAAGGTTCCTCCTCCGCCTAAATCCACACTCGAACAGCTCATCGAGAATAGAAAGGGATACCTTAAAAAGAATTATGGAACTAAGTATGACACCAATAAGATGGTGAATATCATTTATCGTTCAGAAGTCGAGATGCTTGAGTCTATTGTCGAGAGTCTGAGCCGTATTCACACGCGCCTAGATGCACTTGAGAAGAAGTAAAAACGGATACTAATTTGTTCTATTTTTTAATCAGCAAACAAGATGGCATTTCTAGAGAAATATCTGCAAGATAATGCAACTGGTGGACCGCATGGAACTCATTCGGTCTACTGGATTACATCTGAAGTATTTAATCAGTTGCCTATCAGAGCGTGGAAGTTTAATCGTCCGCCCGATGTAGATCGTATTACTGAAATAAATAGACATATGAACGAAACTAAACGCATGGATGGAATGATCTATCTTGCGTGTGTTGATAATGAACTTGTATGCTACGAATCAAATCATCGTCGTGAGGCTCTACGTGGGTTGGACGGAATGGAACCGCTACTTGTGGACATTATCTGGCGTGCAACAGACGAAGCTGTAAAGGAAGAGTTTCTACGCTTAAACAAAGCAGTATCTGTTCCGGAGCTATATATTGCTGAAGAGGCAGATGTAGTTATTACTGGAATTAAAGATGCAGTTGATAAGTTCTGTGAAAACTATGCATCACATAAAGTTGGATCTAATCGTCCGCAGAGACCTAATTTCAATCGCGATACAGTGATTGATGAATTCTATCGAATCATGAAAGAGAACCGAATTGGAATTGATGAGTTTGTAATTCGTCTCCAACGCCTCAATACTGAGATGGCTGGACGCGATAAGAGTAAACTCGCTCAAAAAGTTATCGATAAGTGTGAAAAATCAGGACTCTGGCTATTCGCATGGAGTTCTAAGTTGAATGCAAGTGAATTGGTATAAAAACGGAAACTAATTTGTTCTATTTTTTAATCAGCAAACAAGATGGCAACATCTACTAAAATTGTGGTTCACATATGGTGGACACCTTTAATGACATTTCACTTTGGTTCTGGAGAATTTGAAATACACAATGGACATTCTACTAAACCGTCTATCATACAAATTGAGAATTTTAAAGATCATATACAAGAACTTAAATTTAAGATTAAGCGCGAAAACAGAGGATTCTTTAATAATATTGAAATTAAATTTATAACATCTAAGACAGATATATTAATACAATTTGATGATGATGATGCATTAAAAGCTTGTGAAATATTTAGTAATGTTTATAAAATTGTAGGTCCAATCATTGATTCCAATAAGATAATTATAAAAACAGAAACTTAAAGACTGTAATCCTTTTTAACTAAAATGTCACGATTTGTTCAGATTGGAAAAAAGATGGTTGACATGGTGGGATTGCATGCCGTTTGGATTGGACCCGATCATTTGTGTAGGTCGCGCATCACATTATACTATCCTGATCGTCTTCAGACTAAAACGATCGAATATGATTATGATCAAATGGTAGAAGCTAATAAAGATGCAAAATTTCTGAAGGAATCGTTGAAACAATTTAAAATGAAAGTTTCTGAAACCAATGTCTAGAGTACATCAAAATGTACATATTTAGTTCGGTACTGCCACATTCTCAGACCACTTATAGAATTTCTACTCCACATATTTAACTTTGGAAGAACTGCTCCTGCTAGCATAGGTTTGGCAAGAACAAACTTCCGAACATATCGCACAAGCTTAGATTCAAGCGACAACACTTTTTTTCTTTTTTCGTTCGCTTGCCATTCATCTGCGTGCGAACGGATAAACTCTTGAATTGCCTGTTTCATGATCTTTTTAGTCTGAGTAAATTCAGACGCTGCAGCTCTAACTTCTTTCTTAAGTCTACGAAACTCTTTATCATTTCTAACCTCGGCGTGTGCTTGTTCAATTAATCCAGCTTCTTCAATTGGATTACGATGTTTATTGCAAAGAATACATTCGTAGTTGGTTTGTTTCATGTACTTAATAACACATTTGGTATGATATGCGTGCTTACAATCCAAACGAACACATGTACGTGTCGATTCATTTGGATCATCATACTCTTCCATGTCCATATCAGCCATACAAACTGAACACTCTGGCATTTTATTTACTAAATTCATTCAATTTAAATAGGTTGATTTACTATTTGATTAACAAGTGGATGATTTTGCATCGCAAAAATCTTCGGCCATGCAAGATAGAGTCTAAAGCTTTGTTCGTGTTTAAACAAAGGAATTTCTGGATAACATGACAGTATATCATAAAATGCGTCTGCAATTGGATGCTGTTGGTGTTGACGCATTTGAGCGATAATATTAGTCAAAACTGCTCTGCGTTGTTCGTGAGATAGTTCACCGATTCGTTTGTAAAAGGTCTCCATTTATTTACATTCATTGCGAATATCCGTAAGCCAGTTAGCACATACTTCTGGCCACGTTTTGAACGAATAAGTTCTAGCCGCTGCACGACGCTCATCAAGCGTGTCGACTGTCTTCTGCATTGCATCTGCAATCATTTTGTGGTCAAATGTTGGACATTGAAACCCAATTGGCATTGATCCTGAAAAATACGAATGCCCAGACGATGGAATAAATTCTGCAACATCGGAAGTCAAAAATGCAGAATATGCTCCAACATCAGTTACAACTTGAGGAGCACCAGTATACAAATGCTCTAGTTGACAGAGACCAAACCCTTCTCCGTCGCTAGTGTTAATTCCAATATCTGTGATGTTATATATTTCATTAATTTTAGCATCAGACAGTGGAGTTGCTGCAGAATCGACAAGTATGAGTCGTTTACCGATTGTATCCAATGAAAGACCGCGCATTTCAAGTTCAGTATTATAAATACGAGTTATGTCATAATATGCACCGCCTTGAGTTGTAGCAGCAGTTACAATCATCAAAAAGTAAGGTTTGGTAATATCTCGTGAAATTAGTTCAACAAATGACATAATGCAAAGATCAAGTCGCTTTCGTTGAGAATTACGATTTGCATTCAAGAAAATAATAGCATCTGTTGGAATACCTGTAGACATGCGAAGACCACTACGTGTGTACTTATCAGCTCTTAAAAACACAGTGGAATCTACAGCATGTTCCATTACTGAAATTGTTGGAGCAGGTCCGTAGCTTGTATATTCTTTAACCCATGTATCTGAAAACATGTAAATACGATCAGCCGATTGATTAATCTTTTCAACAATGGGTTTCACAGTTCCTTTATATACAAGATCTAGATAGATCCAAAGCTTAAACGATGATTTATCTTTTTCATATTTCATCGTTTCAATAAATTTATAAACAATAAATGGATCATTATAGATCATAACGATATCGGGATTTACTGTATCAATATACTCGTTAATTTTATTAAATCCAAATCCTTCTTCACGAGGATCCTCATTTGCTGCAGCATCATATTGAATAATACCTTTGGGAGCAGTTCGAATTCCGGGACGAGATGGATGCCGTTGAAACCCAAAATGAAAAACTTTTACATTCGGAACGGTAGAAATCTGCTGAAGTAGATTTGTTACAACTTTAGCATAGCCGGTCATTTGATCAACATGAGTACTAATAAGTAAAAAACGCATTGTATTGGTATATTATACCGTTTTAGCTCTAAACATGAGTTACGTGGGCAATTCCGGGAGCATCATCACTTAGAATCCAACCAATTTTCTCCATAAGAAGCTTCTTGGTCTTACCCGTAACTCCAGAATGATTGTTCTTCTCTAGAACTAGTAGAAACCGAGCAACTCCATCAACTGGCTCTACCTCATAAACAAACATTACAATCCCAACATACAGCCATTGGCTATCAATCTTCTCGATTAGAATTGATCCAGGCGTAATCCAATCATCACGCTTAGCCTTCTTTTGACCAGCAAAGTACATAACACGCACAGTGTTAGTATCATTTACAACCAGATCATCATACGACTCGTTATAGTTGACAGAAAGTAGAGTGACAGACATTTTATTGAGAGTTATGTAACAAATACGTGACAAATCCGTTTTTAAACACTTTGTATAAATTCCCAGCGCAAATATTCGCAAATTTTTTTCCATATAAAATCATGTGCAATCAAACGATCACGTGACTTTAGTAAAGGGAAATACGCTTTGTACTCATCCAGTTCCAGCAGCTCGAAGAACTTGAACAAAATATACGAATAAGACAGAAAGTTAGTGCGGTCATCCGGACAGTACAGCAAAAAAGGCGCCTGGATTTCTTGAAACATCGTACGAATCTTTTCTTCAATTTCTGGCGTAATCGTTGGTGGAGGGTTTCCATTAAGTCTCGAAAGAATATGAGCGGCATGTTCGTAATACTTAGATTTATTTAGCTTCTTTAAAATGTCTCGTATTTCTTTTTCGGTCATTTGAGCAATGTTCTGAATACGGCGTTTCTTAATTTCACTGATGACTTCATGCATCACCTCATCTGGAATAATTGTAGATTCCTTTGCTTGAAACTGATTCAAAATTTCATTTAAGTGATTGATCTTTTTATACGCATAATTATTGCGTTCTTTAGGAGGATCGCGAAATGAAGGAAAATCAGATACTACCATAATGTATTCTTCTGATCCACATTTAGGGCATACAAGTACACCTTCTGATGTCAATTCTTCACGAGCAATATTACAGGACTCACAGTGTTCGGTAATAACCTGTTTCATTTCCGCAACTTCCATTCCTTTCAGTTTCATACGAGTAGCATATTCTTCAAAAAGTTGTTTTTTACTTTGACTACCAGTATCGCCGGCCGTACTTGTGACCAAATACTTTACGAATGTATTTTCATCCATACAAGACGTTGCTGCTTGTTTTGGTTTCTCTGTATTTCCGTAATATTGAAGCATAATGTCTGCATTTTTTACGTAATATTCTTCAACTGGATTTTTAGAATCTAATCTAAACCGTAATTCTTTTAATTCCGATTCTGCTTTAGACGATTTAACAACTTGTTCAATTGAACTTGATACAGTCATGTCCTCAACATGTTCTTCCAATTTTACACATTGTTCTTCAATTTCATTTGTATTTAATTTAGTATCTCGAATTGATGATATGATCGTAGAATGAATATGAT